GAAGGGTACATTGAACGTGTAGGGGTGTTATGCGAGAACGAGGAGTGGGAAGAAGGAATGCATGTGGTATTTGCGCAGTTCGCCGGACAAGAAATTACGGTTGATGAAGACGCGTATCTTGTTATTCCTGAAGATGATGTATTGGTATATGGCTGGGATGACGACCGAGCAAAAATGTAATGGCATATGAAATCCCCGAACAATCCCTAAGCGAAACTATTTTTCTAGAGAAGTACGCCTACCCCGGAGAGACTTCCTGGAAAGAGTGCGCTAAGCGCGTGGCTAAATCAGCGGCTGACCCCGAGTTCCCTGAGAACCGAGAGAAGTTTGAAGCCAAGTTTTATGAAGCCATTAACAGTGGGGATTTCTGTCCGGGAGGACGCATTCTTTTTGGGTCGGGTAGGAGTAAACAAAATATGCTTAATTGTTATGTTCTCGACCCCGAGGATTCTGTAGAGAGTATTGGAAAAGTTATTTCTGATATGTACAAAATCTCGTGTGGAGGAGGAGGCATAGGGTTCAACTTCTCCAAAATTCGCCCCAAAGGGGACAACATCCAAAACATTCATCACTCAGCACCCGGGTCTATTTCGGTCATGCGTATGATTAATGAGATTGGGAATCACGTCCGTGCAGGAAAAAATCGTAGAACTGCACTCATGTCTATCCTAGATATTACTCACCCAGATTTTCTGGAGTTTTTGCACGTTAAATTAGACCGAAAGGAACTTACTAATTTCAACGTATCTGTCGCCATCACTAAAAGATTTGTGGAAGCGGTAGAAAAGAACGAGGAATGGTATTTTACTTTTGGAGGTAGGCAGAACCAATATTATGTATATGAAATTGAACGTACGTCTCAAGAAGGCAACGACACGGTGGACGTCGTGGCTAAGAATGAAGAGGATGCTCTCGGACGTGCTCAATTGCACCACCTTAAACACTATGCGGATACATTTACAAACCCTACGAAGAAGGAAATCCGCGCTCGTGAACTCTGGGAGCGTATCGTAGATAACGCTATTGAATCAGGGGAACCGGGAATCTTCAACATAGATTTTGCTAACGAATACACTAACGTTTCTTATTTTGAGCATATGCCTTCAACTAATCCCTGCGGTGAGGAAGTTCTCCCTGCTTACGGTAACTGTTGTCTTGGGCATGTTAATCTTGCTAACATGGTTGACATGGATGGCAATATCGATTGGCGTAGGCTGGCTCGTACGGTTAGGACAGGTGTGCGCTTCCTGGATAACATCCTCACAGCGAACCACTTCCCCATCCCCGAATGCGACGAGGCAGGAATCCGCTCTCGACGAATCGGCTTGGGCATCACCGGGCTACACTACTTCCTCATCAAAGCGGGGTTCAAGTATGGGTCAGAGTCCTGTTTGGAATTCTTGGAACGGTTATTCGCTACGTTAAGAAACGAAGCGTACAAAGCCTCTATGTACTTGGCGAGAGAGAAGGGAAGCTTCGCCGCTTATGATTGGAGCAAAATTAAAGATGAAAAGTTTTTTAAAACGTTGCCTTCGCGCATACGTTCAGATATTAAGAAGAATGGCTTGCGCAATGCCGTTCTACTTACAGTTGCGCCAACTGGAACGATTAGCATGGTCTTGGGTGTCTCTACTGGTCTTGAACCGATATTTGCCCCTGTTTACAAACGTAGGTGGCGTACTGGCACTGATGGTGTTTGGAATGAGAATATTGTTATTGACCCTCTATTTAAGCAGTTACATCTGCGGGGACGTGATGTATCGCATTGCGTGGGGGCTTATGATGTTACTCCGGAAGAGCACATTAAAGTTCAAGCAGTGGTGCAAACATATATTGATTCGGCGGTTTCAAAAACATGTAACCTACCTCCGGACTTTGCTCCCGCTAACCTTTATGATGACCTCTTGATGTACGCTAATGATATGAAGGGGTTTACTTTCTATCGTGCCGGGTCCCGGGGCAATGAACCATTGGAAGCGGTGGACCTCACTAAAATCGATTTAGATAAACTTATTGTTGACGGAGAGATTGAGGAGCTTGCGCAGTCCGTAGAAACCTGTAAGAACGGGGCGTGTGAGATATGACCAAAAATATGTTTTGGCCAGGAGAGAAAAATGAGAAGGAAGAAACTCGTTTTTATTTTCAATGTAGTAATCTAGAATGCAAGCCAGGACGCTTAAAGTTCCACGCCAATTGGCAGAAGCCTGGACCCGCACTCATTCCCTCCGGAATTGACTGCCCCTATTGCGGAGAAGAGGCGCATTGGCAAATGGACGGATTTTGCGGTATCAATGTGGTAGGTAAGGCGGGAAGCCATGAGAACCCGTACTATTCTAGGAAGCTAGCTGATTCTGAACATAGGTGGATGGAATTACAGATTGAGGAAGCTAAGAAGGCAGTCGATGGAGAGGACCAGATTACTGGAACCGCCGCCAGCCCCTACACTAAAGTGACCCCTAACTATGAGGAACTGGAGAAGGATGGGGTTATCAAGAGAAACGATACTGAGACTGCGGCTCAAAGGAAGCGTATTATTGAGGACCGAGCTAAGAAAGTTGCCGAACAAGCCAGCGATAAGATTGACAGAGAGATTGAAAGGAAGCACATTGGACGGAGACACGACGGATAATTTTCTTACCAAATTGGACCTCGGAGGACTCTTATAAAGGGAACAATAACGTCTAATCGACGGAGAATATTAATGGCATACGCATTTCAAGAATCAATTCAACGGGGCATAGTGTACCTTGCGAAATCTGACGATAACTTTTTAGTACAGGCAATGCCGATGGTGAAGGAGACCTATTTTGAATTTCCTTCCCACCAAAAGTTCTGGACTGTTATCAGCGATTACTATGGTTCCTATAAGAAGCTCCCTTCTGACGAACAGATTTTAGAGCAGATTAGGGAACTCAAGTCGGAGAATGAATTGTTATCCGACTTTAAAGAAGAGCTAAAGGAAATTAACTCTGTCGATGAAAAGTCTTTAGAGAACGAAGAATTTTATTTGGATAAGGTTGAAGAGTTCGCTAAAGAACAATGTCTCAAGGACGCCATCATAACCTCTATCGATTTGCTTAAACAAAAGAAGTTTGGCAAGATTGAAGAGCAGATTAGAGATGCTCTATCGGTGAGCCGTGATGTGGACCTAGGCATAGACTATTTTGGTGATGTGGAGAATCGATATGCACGACTTAATAATAATACTTTGGATACTCAGTTTAGGACTCCTTTTGAGACAATTAATCAAGAACTCGAAGGAGGGTTAGCCCCTAAGGAATTGGCGATGGTAGTGGCTCCTCCCGGTGTGGGGAAGTCTCTCTTCCTAGCCAACCAAGCCGCTAGGTCTGTAATGGATGGGAAGGATGTTCTTTATATCTCACTGGAGATGTCGGAGGACAGAGTAGCACAACGCATGGATAGCATCTTTACTCGCATTAAGCAAGTGGAGTTGAAGAAAGGGCATAAGATGTTGACGGACCGTTTGGAACAAATGAAAGTTGCAGCTCCTAATATGGGAAGCCTTAAAATAAAAGAGTTTCCCACTAAGAGACTTACTGTAACCGGGCTTCGTGCGTACCTCAATCAGCTCCGTAACTACGAAGATTTCCATCCGGACATTATAGTTATTGATTACTTAGAATTGATGACCAACATCGATAACACCATGTCAGAGTATATGGCACAGGAGCGAATTGCTCAAGAGTTACGTGGTATCGCCGTAGAACATAAGTGCCTAGTCTGGACCGCCACTCAAACTAACCGTAAAGGTAAGGAAGTGGATATTATAACCGATGCTGAGTTAGCTGATTCTTATGGCAAGATTCGCGTATGTGATTTAGCATTTTCGATTAATCAGAAAGAACAGGAGTTTGACGAAGGGAAAGCTCGTATGTTCGTAATGAAATCTCGTAATGGTAGAGCGCGATACATCGTGCCTATTCGTATCGATTACAGTAGACTTGTAATCTCGCAACAATGAACGTTCAAAAATTTCCCCAGTACAAACATCCGATGACTGTCTATACAGGCATAAAAACATTTAAAATTAAACAGGAGTCTTTAACAAAAGATAACTTGTATGGGTGTGTAGAGTTTCCGAAGTCTCTCCTGACGATTGACCCCAACCAATGCGTTGAAGATTATAAAGGTACATTACTACACGAGATTTGCAATATTGGATACGAAGTATTCGGTTTAAATGACGATGACAAAATCCCTAGCATGAGCAACGAATATCTCACGAGTGTAACCTCTAATATGATACAGCAACTTGCAGGATTAAACCCTAAATTATTTCAATTTATTTTCGCAGACAAATGATTAATATCAAAGACATTTACGATAATTTAGAAGATACCTATATGGATATCACTAAGAAATACATCGCTATCTCGGAGCATAACTTCCAGGAAGCGATGGCGAACCACCCATCCACCTTCGCGTTTTTCGCCGGGGTCATGGCATATGCGAAGAAGGAATTAGACCGGGCGAACCTTTTGTTTGAGACCAGAGAAGCCGAGGCAAGAGAGGCTCGTAGAGAAGAACTTCTCCAGAAAGGTCAGAAAGCCACAGACCGTGCGCTTGATGCCTATCTTAAAACACAACCTGAGCTCCAGACCATCCAAAAGGGTATGCTGGTTATGGCTCACCGATATAATTTATCCAAGAATATTGTGTCTAGTTTGGACCATCAAAAGGATATAATAATACAACTGTCTGCTAATAAGAGAGCAGAAGCTAAACTAATTGAACAACTTTAAAAACTATGGTTAACATCGAACAACTAAGAAAAAAATACGAACAAATTAATAACCCGGGAGGAAGCAGCAACGCCGAGTTTCTCAGCAAATTCTTTATGATGGAGGAAGGTACT